CAATTCGAGATAGATGAACTCAAATATCAGGGCATTGTCGAGAGAAACCGGAACAACGGGCGTAAAGGAGGTAATGACAAAAACTCTGAAACGGTTAAATCAAAGTCCAGTGGGAGCCAAACGAGCCACTCGACCCCAAATAACCCAGTGGGAGCCAAACGAGCCAGTGGGGGCTTAAATGATAATGATAATGATAATGAAAATGATAATGATTTAAAAGAAACTTCTCTATCGAGAAGCAAAGAAAAAGAAGATGATTTTGGCAAAGACGTTGACAAGCCACTGACAGAACTGCGTGAAGAACTACTCTCAAATCAAACGTGGATAGAAACGCTATCGATGAACAACCACATCGACGAGAACGAATCGATGTTATATATCGAGGCATATATCCGTAAACTTCAAAACGAGGGTATTGCAAGAAAAAGCGTCAGCGATGCACAACAACACTTTGCCCGCTGGTTAATAATCGAACTAAAACGAGCACGAGATGAGCAATCCGGAATCCATCAAAAACCTAATTCCAAGACCAAACAGGAGCGATATGCAGAGTTTGCAGAAGCCATCGCCACCAAGCTGGCAACGGGAGATACTGGCAACCTACAAGACGGGGGAGAATATGCTCTGCCTTTTTAGCCCCGACAATCAAGGCCGCTATTGCCAGAGCCTCGAACGCTGCTTTATCGGCAAGGCTCCGAGCATAGCCCGTGTGTCGAGGACGTTCGGCAGTCACATCGCCGAGTCGTGGCTGGAAATACAGCTTCTCGACCTCGCCGAATTTTCGGGAGTCCGCAAGGACGGAATGACGGAAAAGGAATACGAGGAGATAGCCCGTATCATCATCTCCGGCTATGGCGATTTCAAGCTCACCGAGTTCATGGTATTCTTCCAGCGGTTCAAGCAAGGGCTTTACGGGACGTTCTACGGAGTTTTCGACCCTATGGTGATAACAAGGTCTCTTCGAGAATTCAGAGCCGACAGAGAGAAACTATTGCGGTTCTATGAGGACAAGAAAAGGCATGAGGGAAAGGAACGGGAATGGGAACGAATCAGAACCACCAGCCTCACGTTCGAGGAATGGGAAGAGCTCAAATGGCTGTTTAACATGGGATATGAAATGAATGATTTGAAGTAAAATTAAGAAAGGAGAAATGACATGGAAATAACATTGATAGCGGGATTAGCCATTCTTTTTATGACGCTTGTAATATTTATTTATCTTGACATAAGGAATAACCAAGTATATGTTTTCTCGATGCATATTATCAACTGTTCTCATGAAGAAGTTCAGCGAGTTATCTATGAAGACATAGACAGAGCTAAGCAACTATATAGCCGATTAGACGAGATATACAATAGGAATAGCTACGACGAAATGCTTTACAGCATAAGGCCTCTCAAAGTCAAATATTGGTTCACCGAGGAGGAAATAAAAACTTTTAATCTCAGTGACTTATGAGGATAGGGTTGTTAGATGTAGATCATACAGTAATTAGGCTACGGGTAAGACTATTTCAACAATAAGTTATGAAAAAAGAATCACCAACAGAACCCCTAGAAGACATCGTATCGGAGATACTGTCTCATAAGCCGACAATCGGGTTACACGACCTGTTAATCATTTTCGACAGCCATAAGAAAGTATGGCAATGTTATTTCGAAAATGTTTCCGGCGTAGGCATGGATAGAGATTTGAGAAAGGCATTATTAGAGTTAATGGAAATAAGAGTAAAAAGTATACGGATATGAGAGAAACCGGACTTATGAAAGGAGGAGAACAATGAAAGCAAAAATTAAATCGACTGGCGAAGTCATAGAGGTATCACGGATAGAAAATATTATCACCAAAAGAGGAGTGGAGCGTCAATATGTTGATAACAAGCGTAGTTGGTGTACATACGTGCAATCAGAGCTTGAATTTATTAAAGAAGAAAAACACAAGAACATTGATTGGGAGCAACGCAGGTATGAGATAGCCAAAGATATGATGACTTCTGCTGAACAACATAACAATGACACAACAGGATTCAAAAATACAATGGCACAAGCGCAATATGCAATAGAATGTGCCGATGCCCTCATTGCTGAATTGAAGAAAGGAGGAGAGCAATGAGAAAAACGATATTAGATGCCTGTTGTGGGGGAAAGATGTTCTACTTCGACAAACATGACGAAAGAGTTCTTTTTCAAGACATTCGAAAGGTATCTACTCATTTATGCGATGGTAGATTATTTGAAGTAAATCCCGACATACAAGCCGACTTTACAAATATGCCCTATGAGGATAAATCTTTTTCGATGGTAGTTTTCGATCCGCCTCACTTATTAAGGAATGCTGGAAAGTCAAAGATGGCAGATATGTACGGAAGTTTGAACGAAAAAGCATCGCCAACAGGCTACCAACAAATTAAATATGGAGCTCTGTATTCAGATTGGCGTGATATGCTGGCAAAGGGATTTAAAGAATGTTTTAGAGTCCTGAAACCCGGAGGATTTTTGATTTTCAAATGGAACGAGACCGACATCAAAGTGTCGGAAGTTCTCAAACTCACACCTGAAAAACCAATATTCGGGCATATATCCGGCAAACGATCTAATACACACTGGATTTGTTTCATGAAAGAAATTATAAAGGAGGAATAGAGGTTGAAAGACTTAAAAAGAAAAGAATATGACAGTACAAGAATTGATTGACGAACTTGAAAAAGTGGAAGATAAGTCAAAACTTATTAAAGTAGCTTCGCTTTATGAGACTAATGATATAAATCGTACAGTTAATAGCGATTATGTATTTATAATTTGGATTTAATTAATGGCGATTGAAATATGAAGAAAATAATGTTCAATGATAAAAACGGACTCACACAAGCCGTACTTGAAGGTATAAAAACTCAGACAAGGCGGATAATGAATCCACAACCGGAGGACTGTTCTACGGTACATCGTTGGTACAAATCAGCATATTGGAAGGACAAACCCATGAGTTTGGTTGTCAACGAAGATGGTAGTGTTTATTGTGAGTTCTGTGGTTATGGAGCAAAGCTGGAAGGTGGTAGCATATTCCGACTCCCGTATAAAGTAGGTGAAATCGTAGCCGTCGCTCAAAGCTACAATTCCTTTTACAATGATGAGTGCAATCCCAATTTATTCCCAAACGGTGCAGGCTGGACAAATAAAATGTATGTGAAGCCAGAGCTAATGCCACACCAAATCCGCATAACTAATGTACGTGCTGAACGGTTACAAGATATTTCAGATGAAGATTGTTTGAAAGAGGGAATAATAAAAGGCAAAGTCGGCAGTGAAGATACCCATTTTATGGACGCATATTATATTCCGACATTAAAAAAAGATCCTTTTTGCACGCCACAAGGGGCTTATTCATACTTAATCGACAAGATAAGCGGTAAAGGCACATGGGAGAACAACCCCTATGTATTTGTGTATGATTTCGAACTGGTAAAGTGAAATTATGGAAGTAGATAAAATAGAGGCATTTGATTATATGCTCCATCTTTTTGAGGAGTGGCGGGATAATCATGAAACGATTAAGGGCAAACCGTTTCCTAAACTTACAGCCATGAAGCTGCTGTTTTTGGCTGCTGCTCCTAAGAAAGATGGAGGCGATGACCTTTTGGATATATTCGATAATTTCTATGCTATGCCATATGGCCCGGTAGAGAGTGATGTATATAATGCAATGTGCGAAGATAAACTTCCTTCGTTTTCGGTTAAATATCGTAGTATTGAACCAAGAGAAGGTGCGGAACCGTATAACGCAAAAAGATATAATTGCAAGCTTTATCACAGAGTAAGAAATGCTGTAAATGACCTGAGAGAGAAAAACGAAAAATTGGTATTACTAAATGCTTTTGAACTAGTAGAGATTACTCATAGATGGTCTAGTTGGGATCGGGCGATGGATTTCGCTGAATTTATGGGGCAAATGAGTGCCAAGATGTCTATTGATTCTATTAGGGATTCAAGCAAGATATTCGATTTAAAATGAAATATGATTACGGACGAACAAGGTCTTTTCCTCTTTTTACGTGATGTAAATATAGTTCGCAGGGCATACATCAAAGATTTAATACCAAACATAATGAGATAATCAATATTATAACTAAAAAGGAGAATAAAAATGACACTGAATGAATATCAGAAAAAGGCACTTGAAACAGCTCAATACCGGAGAGAATATAACATAATTTACCCGACACTCGGACTGACTGGAGAAGCCGGCGAAGTATCGGATAAAGTAAAAAAGGTACTACGAGACCACAACGGAGATTTCTCAGAAAGCATAAAATGCGAATTGGCAAAGGAACTCGGCGATGTGCTTTGGTATATCGCTACCCTCTCACATGACTTAGGATATACGCTTGAAAAAATCGGAGAAATGAACTATACCAAATTAGCTTCCCGGAAACAAAGGGGTGTGATTGGCGGAAATGGAGATAACAGATAATATTATAAAGCAATCATTGAAAATGAATAAAAAGAAAATCTACATCTCCCTACCCATCACCGGCAGGGACTTCGATGAAGTGGAAAGTGAAATACTATACGTTTCGGGAGTCCTCGAAGGGGAAGGTTACCGTGTCGTCACACCGATAGACTTCGATGTAAACCCCGATTTGGACAAACCCTATCATGAACTTCTGGGAAACGATATAAAGGCACTAATGGAATGCGATGCGATATGCCTTTGCCCCGGTTGGGAAAAATCCAAGGGCTGCCAGTTAGAACATTTCGTGGCCCAACTATGGGATAAGGAGATAATAGAATTTGAACGATTAAAATACAGTAAGATATGGAAAGAAAAGTAGGAGAAATATTTGAGTACAACGGAGAATGGTATCAGTGTATTCATACAAAATCTTTTGGATGTGAGAATTGTAATTTAACTGTCCAGAATAATATTCATTGTATTGATGCATTTAAGATAAGAGGAGAATGTTTATCAAGCAATAGAAAAGATGGTAAATCTGTAATCTTCAAGAAACTTGAAAAGGTCGGAGAGCCTTTTGTTTATGAGGGTAAAGTACTTCAAAGATTGAGGTCTATTGATGGATACTCATGTGTGCACTGTTTGTTTAAAGAGCAAGCATGTAATTTTGACTCCTGTGATAAAGACTCATTTTTAGTAGAAACCGAATTAAAATTAGAAAATATGGAAGAAAAGAAATTGAATCTAAAACCCTTTGACTTCGAAGCAGCCAAAGCCGGTAAACCTGTATGTACTCGTGATGGTAGAAAGGCAAGGATTATTTGCTTTGATACTATTAACAAAGGTAATTATCCAATTATAGCATTATTGGAAGATAAAGGATGTGAAGCTATATTCTATTACAACAAAGATGGAAAATGTAATGTTGGAACTGAAAGAGACCTCATGATGCTCCCCGAAAAGAAAGAGGGGTGGATTAATATCTATAAAGATTTCGAGGATACAGTTTGTTGTGCTTATTTAACTAAGGAAGATGCCTTGAAAAATAGAAGTATAGAATATGGCTATATTACAACCATTAAAATCGAGTGGGAGGAGTAACTATGAAGAAATTTTTATTGCTTTTATTAGTATCGCTTATACTAACAAGCTGCTATACAAATGGAGATACATTAATTGCTGTAAAAGAAGCACACCCCGATAGTGAGATATACCAGATAAAGATAAATGAGTTCATACTTGTTGATTCCATAGGAATATGGTATGTGAATGCAAATATGGGTGTAAAAGAACCATATACAGAAAAACAATTAGTTAAACTTTGGAATAATCATGGACATTGAAATATTGAAAGAGGAGTACAGCCGGAAGATGGAGAAGGCTCTGAGAAGGGGTGACTTCGCTCTGTTTGACAACTTACGAAGGCAATACGACCGGCTACTACAAACCCGTGAGCAAGTCACGGCAAAAACAATCACCGACACCATGAGCAAAGAGGACAAAGATAAATGTAATCGCCTCCTGAGAAAAATCCCAGTGTTGGCGGACATTGCAGAATCCTCCGCTGTCGATTTACTTTCGCTACTGAAAAAATATGACGGCACTGTTACCCTCCCTATGCTGGAAGAACTGCGGGCGTTCAACCACATCGCCCGTGACCTGCGATCCATCATAGACCGTGTAGGCGACGAATCTTTTGCCATTTCCTTTGGAGATACATGTGACAGGGTGAACAAAAAAATCGAAAGCATATTTGATGAAAATTAGGAGTAAAATATGAGTTATAAAAAATTATTTGAAACATGATTGAGAGTATATACAAGTCATATCCTTTCTGCGAGAATTGGGAGAAGAAACATTGCAAGAGTGTCATTGAGGAAGCCTATCAGTGGGGTGAACAACTCAAAAAGAAAAATATTAAGCAAAAAATTAATACAAGAATAAACATGATGAGATTTTATAATGGGACAAAGCAGGATATAAACGGAAATTGTAAAGTTCCCAAAAGTTAAACTCCTGATTATGAACAAAATAAGGTTGTAAATATTTGGTTAACTCACTGATAATGAGTATCTTTACAATACTAAAAGAAACCAATATTATTTACTAAAATAGTATAGCAATGAAAACATTTGATTTTTATCAGGACCGCAAAGTAACATGTTGGGAGCGTACTCAGTTTTCTATCGAAGCAGAAAGTTATAAAGAAGCGTTAGAAATAATAAAATCATGGGAAGGTGAAGATGTACTTTGTTTTGAAGATGACAAGCAGATAATGGTTACAGACGGAGAAACTTTATATGAAACATCAGAGGCTATTTCTCCTATTGATAACGGAGGTAGACCAACCATAGAAGTATTTGATAGTACAGGGAACAAAATTACTGATAATGTCATGAAAACACGATTATGAAAGTATATGATATAAATGGAAATGTAGTAGCAGAAGGCTACTTAGTACCCAATCCTAATTTCATTCCCAAAGGTGAATACAAAGAAACAGAACTTGATTGTCAAAAGAAGCAAGCTGATATGTTGATAACTTCAATTGATGGCAATTTCTATGAAATCAGTTTGCCTAAAAGTACTACACTTCGCCAGGAGATAAACAAAGACATACAGGGATATGGTAGAAACGTAAGAAGGTATAATGAAAATATAATTCATGTAACAGAGAAGGTTCTAAAGATTTTGCAAACTAAATATACTATAATGTGTGACTTTTAAAAATAGATATGACACAAGATCGACTTGATATATTTGAAAAAGTACTCCTCCTTTATGGAGAATACGTCTTACTCAATCTTTATTCTTCTGCTAAAGTTACGGAAAGATATGAGGATTGCGCTATCATGAGAGATTTAATGAAGAAGTACAATATTGATGAACGTGATGATATACAAGATTGGCAGGCTGAATTATGGCGTTGTGGATATTCTGGTGAGATTGCTGTCATTAATTTCCCTTATTACATGCATGAAGCTATCAAATTAGTTGGATATTTATAAATAAAAGTGATATAAATTACGCGACTTTTATTATATTTGCACCAAGTAAAAACGAATATTAAGTAATATTCTACTCAAATGGACGAAATCACCTCTATCTTAGACAGTACGCGGCCCGTTGATAACATAATCAACGATTTGAAAGAAAAGTCTGTAACAGTCCCCTCATGGGATAAACTTCTCAAAGACTACGAACCAACAGAACATGATATAGTATCTGACACAGTTACCCGTAAAGATAAGATCCGCTCTAATGGAGATACAGAAAAAGCTTCCCGTATCTACATCGGACTTGAAAAACTCCTCACCAAGCGAATGACTGAATTCATGTTCGCTATCCCGGTTAAACGTGTATATCACAATATAGAAGACAATGAAACCCGCCAAAGTATTGCGAAAGCGATTGAAGCGATATATAAGTATGCCCGTATTGACAGTGAGAATATTAAGCGAGGCAATGCTTACTTTGCTTCATGCGAAGTGTTCACCATTTGGTACACAGTTGAGAATCCCAACACTCTATACGGCTTTAAAAGTAAATATAAGCTAAAATGCAAAACCTACTCACCAATGGACGGTGTTAGCTTATACCCTCTACTTGATGAGCTTGGCGATATGATCGCAATGTCTTTTGAATACACAAAAAAGGCCAAAAATGAAGAAGTTACCTATTTCGAGACATACACGGCAAACATTCATTATAAATGGAAACAACAGGGAAACGGCTGGGAATTAGTAAAATCAGAACCGGTCGTTATTCTGAAAATACCTGGAGTATACGTTTATCGTCCTGTTCCCATTTATCACGGTCTTTCCTATATCAGAAAAGAAATCGAATATACCCTCTCACGCAATAGCGATGTCATAGCATATAACTCCGCTCCTATCCTAAAAATAGCAGGTGGCATAAAAGGAGGAGAAGATAAAGGAGAAAGCCGTAGAGTTTACCGAGTAGAACAAAACGGGGACGTGTCCTATGTTTCATGGGCACAATCTATCGAGGCATTAAAATATCATGTCGATACCCTTGTTGAGTTGTTCTGGTCACAATCACAAATGCCGGATATTTCCTTCGAAAACATGAAGTCTCTTGGCAATATCGGATTTGATGCAAGGCAGACTTTACTTACTGACGCTCATTTAAAGGTTGGAGATGAAAGTGGTGCATGGATAGAAGCATTTGAACGTGAATGTAGCGTAATCAAAGCCTTTCTAAAAATGATGAATGTTTCTTGGAAAAATGAAGTAGATAATGTTGAGGTTGAGCACATCATAACTCCGTTTATCCAAAATGATGAAAAGTCAGAAATAGAAAAATGGGTTACAGCAAGTGGTGGAAAAGCAGTTGTCAGCCAATTAGAGGCCATCAAGAACTTAGGTATCTCTACTGATCCACAAGAAACTCTTGCCCAAATCCAAAAAGAAGATGCAGATGCTTCCAGAAGCAGGATAAGCAATATATTCGAAGAACCGGAATAATAATCTAAAATATAAATATTATGGCAAAAACTGATGTACTAGAATTTAGTAAAGAAAAACAGGGCTATTCCTGTGAGTTTACTTCTGTTGGAAAATGTGTAATGCAGATAGACAGAGAGAAGAGTGGCACACTTAGTATATACGCAAAGCTGGAAGGAATGGATTATGCGCTATTGTATCAATACCCTGCCGCTCAATTCAATGACAATATGATTTTTGAGCTTGACGTACAAAAGGGGCTTTCTATCAGGATGCTAAGTTCGGTTGGTGTCATGAGTGCAAAGATGGCTTATGAAGAGGAAGATGTTTAATTTGTAAATAAATATACTATCATGAAAAAGTACATTAGCACAAAACAGATTGAAGCAGAACCTATGACATTAGGCGAAGCTTGCCGTAAAGGTTTGGTAAAAAGTGAAATAGGAGAGCATGAATCTTGCAAGCTTGGATATCACACTCGTGCTGAATATGGCTATGAAAGTTGGTCCCCCAAAGAATTGTTTGAAGAATCATATCGAGAAGTCAAGAAAGAAACTCCTATGTGTTTCGGTGATGCTATCGAAGTTTTGAAGCAAGGTGGGGCTATCCGTAGAAACGGCTGGAACGGCAAAGGCCTGACGGTATTCAAGCAAGTGCCTGCACATATTGAAAGCGATACCATTCCCAAGATGCAATCGCTTCCTCAATCAGCAAAAGACCTTATTCTGAAAGGAAAAGGTTTTATTGACTATACAAGCCAATGCCTTATCTATAACGAAAATACGGGACGTGCTGATTCGTGGGTACCATCCATCAGTGATGTGTTTGCAGAAGACTGGGAAATTGTACAATAGCCTATCTGCCAAGCTGTAAAAAAGGTTAAAGCAGCGTAAGCAGATGTTTACGCTGCTGGCTTAAAACTTAAAATCATGAAGACAAAAATATCAAACTGGCTTATTAGATTAGCAGAAAAAATCAATCCACAAGAAAGATTGAGTAGTATTGAACGAGTTGATAACTACGAAGCAAAGAAGCTTGGTATCTGCCTTGCCCGAACTAAAAAAGAAATCAAGGATTACCGAAAAAAGAAGAAACTTGATGAAGGTTGGTCTAATCGAAAATCAGATGAAATGTTCATCAAAGAAGTAAAGGATGAAGTTCTCCAATCAATTGTAAGCTCAATCAACCAGAGGGGGCTAATAGAATACTCCGTTGAAAAAGTTGGTGATGAACTCCATGTTACCGGTGAAATCAAAGTATATATAAAAAAAGAATAATATGCAGGTTCCTATAGATAACATAACTTTTAGCGAAAGTGAATATCATCGTGGAGACAAGATCTGGAAAGCTCAAACACTCTATGACTTTGCAAAAGTAAAAGAATACCCTATACTTGATATGCCCTTATGGAATATTGACTTGACAGCAGAGCCGTTTGAGTGTAATCAACTTCATAGTTTTATATTTCAGTGCAAACGAGTGAATCAATGTTCTCTTGAATATCCTATTATTCTTGATGATGTAGGACAAATCGCCGATGGATACCACCGCTTATGTAAAGCAATACTAGAGGGTAAAGAAACAATTAAAGCTATTCGTTTATTGGAAATGCCAGCACCTGACAGGGTTGAAAATAAATAATACGCAATGGCAAAGCCAAAAACTCCAAATCAGAAACGCAAGTACGGCGAGCTGAATAAACGGCTCGCCAAGTACGTCATGCTTGTGGAATCCATATACGAGGATTTGAATTTAGAGGCGGCTAAAATAGTCGGAATTACCGATTTTACCATTGATAGTGATAGGACGTTTATGTGGTCGGATTATCCCCAAACAAGGAAACGGATAAGAGACTTACAAGAACGGTTCGTTGAGGACATCGGATCTGTAATATATAGTGGAACTTCTGAAGAATGGAAAAACAGCAACGAAGTTCAAGATCTTCTTGCCAACAAAGTATTGCAAACTTATGGCGCAACCATAGGAAAGGAGAAATACGAAATCCTATACCAGCCCAATAATGATGCATTGAAAGCGTTTCAGCAACGTAAGGATAAAGGATTTACCATATCAGATAAGTTGTGGAATCAATCGACTCTGTATAAGCAAGAACTTGAAGAAGCTATATCATGTGCCATTCAAAAAGGTACGAGTGCAATTACATTAAGTAAGCAAATCTCCAAATATCTGCTCGATTTCCCGCAACTACAAAAAGATTACAAGGAAAGGTTCGGAAAAGCATCACGGGCAATGGATTGCGAGTATCGTTCTATCCGTTTGGCTGCTTCCGAAATCAATATGGCATACCGCCAAGCGGAAAATCTACGCTGGCAGCAGATGGACTTCGTGGTGGGATATGAAATCAAGTTGAGCAACAATCATACTTGTAACGGAAAGCCTTTCCAAGACATTTGCGATATACTAGCTGGGAAGTACCCGAAAGACTTCCAATGGACCGGTTGGCATCCCCTTTGCCGGTGTTACAAGATACCCATTCTAAAAACCGAAGAAGAATTTTGGGAATGGGACGGTCGGAATGAAGCCACGACAGCAAGCGTGAACGAAGTTAAAGACGTACCGGACGCTTTCAAAAAGTGGGTATTAGATAATCAAGAGCGCATCAGCACAGCAAAAAAACGTAATACTTTACCATACTTTTTGCGTGATAATAAATCCGTTTATCAGAAAATAACAGTTGAAAGTTCCATTTCGGAAATTGTAAAACGAGCATCATCAGTGGGAGATGAAGTACAGTCCATAGCAGAACGGATCGCAATAAAAAATGGTGGTTATGTTACGCCTATTAATTTCAAGAGTACAACTTCTATCACAAGAAAAGTCATCACAGAAGGTATAACTCCATACGATATTAAAGGTGCTGTAAGAACAACCATAATCGTTCCGAAGTCCCGAATAGAAGATGTGTTAGAAGAACTGTACAAAACGGAAGGCTTCTTACGCCTTAAAAGGCAAAAACCAGAATCATTCATGGGATATAGTGGAAACATCGTAAACATAAGAACCACAAATGGTCTTACTGCGGAAATACAGGTTAATACGGAACGTATGATTTTTGCAAAAGAAAGGCCGGAAGATGCGAAACGTATTCTTGGGGAAAAACGTTGGGAAGAAATACATAATGAGACAGGAATGGAAGGTGGTCTCGGACATAAATATTATGAGCAATGGCGCATACTCGATAAATCAAGTAATGAAGCACTAAAAATAGTAGAAAAATCTATTGAATATTATAGTCATTTCCGATAAAAATAATTATCTTTACATATAAATATGAACCCAAATATCCTACAAAAAAAATTACAAGCGGGTGAAGAAGTCTATATTTTAGACGATTTTGAAGAATCTGCAATACGTCTTGTTCTTGAAAATGGAAAGACAAATGCTTTCATTAAGCACAAAGGAAGACGCAATGAAAAGGAAATATCACAGTCAAATGAAACCGTTTGCGAGATAATATTAGGAGGTATAGAAATACCCAAATCAGAATATGACATGTACTAAAAATTCACTATTAGAAAAAGCCCTTCAAATCGCCGTCAAAGCCCATAGCGGACAAACCGATAAAGCTGGAGCAGCCTACATCTTCCACCCTATCCGTTTGGCAAACCGATGCAAAACAGATGAGGAGCGCATAGTAGCTTTATTGCATGACACGATAGAAGATACCGAAGTTACTGCTGAATATTTACTAATGGAAGGCTTTCCTCATAATATTGTGGATGCTATACTTTCTGGCACTCGTAACGATGATGAGATCTATGACGATTTCATAAAACGGTGTAGATTGAATCCTATTGGAAGACAAGTAAAGCTGCACGACTTGGAGGACAATTTGGACGTAACCCGTTTACCTCAAATAATAGAGGAAGACTTACCGAGATTGAACAAGTATCTTAAAGCGTATAAGTTTTTGCTGTCATTGTAGAGAAACGGTCATGAAGCAAATCAAGCTATCAAAACAGGAGAAGCAAGTGTTGCGTTTAATCAGCAGCGGGATTGTCTGCCCAAACACTTATCCGCACCATATATTCATTTCGTGCGTAGACTCGCTGGAAAGATTAGGTCTTGTCAAAGGTCTATGGAACGAAGGGCATGAACTTGAAGATGTCCGCATAACGAAATATGGAAAAATTTATCTTGCCACCAATCCTAACTTGCGCAATCCCATAGACTGGAAATGGATTATAACTACCATCATCGCAGTAGCAAGTGCCATATTCGGCGCTATGGCCTTGTTTGTGGCTTGCTCGATAAAATACGGATAATTCCTTTGATTTAAAGAATTGATGTTTGTACAACTCTAATTTGGCATTTGTTTACACACGTCTATTTTGAGGCATATAAAAAGCGGTGAGATTAATTTTTCATCGCTTTCTTTTTACGTTTTCTGGTGGTGCACTTCATTATTTGTGAATATTGTAATTTTGCATTAAACGGAATTTCGCCTTAGGATTCACGGCCTTAGGAAATCGTATAATAGCCCTCAAAGGTTAATAATATTGAATTATGTATGAAATTCATACACTTTCAAGATTCCATGCTCTAATTTTGTGACCAATAATTAGCATTACCTCGTAAAATTCAATACTTTTGTAATGGTTACAGATGGTAATTGCATTTACCTCGCAGAGCAAGCGGTTAATTTGCTCAATAGAAGTTGGGCTTTTTTTATGCCTATACTTTTACATATTGGCGGTTGCCTATACGTAGATATTGTGTATGCTCTTCGAGGGTATTTCACCATCTGTAACCAGCGTATATGGCAGCCGCTTTTCGTTTGCCACAAACATATCTTTAAATGGTTACAGATATGAATGAATTAAAGCTATTCCAATCATCTGAATTCGGAAAAATCCGTGCCCTTGAAGTCAACAATCAACCCTATTTCGTTGGCAGAGATGTCGCAATTGCATTAGGATATTCAAATCCTGTTTCTGCAATCTCACAACACGTTGATAATGAGGATAGCGCAAAACACGCTATCCCTGACAATCAAGGATTTAAACAAAGTACAACAATTATCAATGAAAGTGGAGTATATTCTCTTGTATTTGGTAGCAAATTACCCACTGCAAAAGCATTCAAACGTTGGGTGACTTCCGAAGTTTTACCTGCTATCCGCACCACAGGCGGCTACATCTCCACCAAGCAAGAAGACACACCAGAAGAAATCATGGCACGTGCGCTAACCATTGCACAAGCCACTCTTGCCAAAAGAGAAGAACGATTAAAGCAGCTCGAAGTTGAAAATGCCCAGAAACAAATTATCATCGAGAGAAAAGACGAGGAAATATCCATAAAGGACGATACTATAAAGGTCCTCGCCCCCAAAGGTAAATGTTACGATGAAATCATGTCGAGTGAAGGACTTGTGACGACAAACATGATAGCGGCATTCTTAGGTGTATCGGCTATAAAGCTGAACAAACTACTATGTGAATGGGGAGTTCAATACAGACAATCTTCTGTTTACTTCCTCACAGCCAAATACCGCAGTAAAGGATTTACCAAACATGTCCCCTATCCTTATATGGATAACGGAGTACAGAAATCAAGAGAACACATGTATTGGACCGAATCAGGCAGAAAGTTTGTCATTGAATTGTTCAATACCAAACTCTCGGCATAATATCAGCTATAACCATAAAGTTATTATAAATCCAAAGGGGCGGTTTATCCGCTCCGGGGTTACCCTACCCTAATAGGGTGCTTTTATATGTTTGTTAAATTATAGACGGGGTAGCCGCTTGTGAAGGTAAGCTATCCCACCGGTAGCGGACGTGTCCGGGAGGATTCCCGCTATTCCGAACATCGTTAAACAATAAACTTTTTTATATGGAAACAACCGAATTAAAACAAGATGAGCAGACAGTAGAAGTAATCGAACATCGTAGCGTCGATACCATGCGTAACGCAGTCATCAGTGGACAGACAAGGGAGTTATTAATCATGTTGGCAGGATTGCGGGATATAGAGAACTCTTTTTGCAACTGGAAGAACAAGTACGGAATTGTATCAGATAATGATACAGATCACTTTATACAACTAACAACCCAATGCGGAACCTTGATACAGGAAAGTATCATTAAGTCTATAAATGACAATTTAGGCCGATTGGATTTTAAGGCGATATGAAACGTAATATTTTAAGCATTAACATAAGAGATACCGATGTTTATAATATATCGGATCCCAATTTCCTGAACATCTCCCCTCCGAGCTTACATGCCGGGTGGAGTATCCAGACGAACGGCAAGCCGAGAGAGAAATTTTTCTAAAATAGAATAAAAATAGATACGATTGTTTGCTAATTTGGAAACAAATTATTATCTTTGTAAATATAACAAGAAACGATATGGACGGGCATACGATAACCATAATACTAAGCGATGAGGCGAACAGTTTTGTAAGGCAGCAGCCATTCAAGGCACAGCAGAAGATAGCGTATAATATTCGTAGAGTGCAGAGTGGTCTAATAGAAAAGGACGTTTTCAAGAAATTGGAAAACTCTGATATATGGGAGTTACGGACGCTTTTCAACGGAATTTGTTACCGTCTGTTTGCTTTCTGGGACACCGAGAAAGGGGCTTTGGTAGTAGTTACTCACGGGATAGTGAAAAAGACGCAGAAAACCCCTAAAAAGGAGATAGAAAAGGCAGAGAGAATAAGGAAAGAATATTTTAATGATAAAAAGTAACAGATATGGCAAAGATGAATTTAACTCCAGCAGACAAATTGATAGATGATGTATGGGGAAAGGTGGGCACTCCCGAAAGGGACGCTATGGAAGCTCAACTCAAAGATGATTTGCAGGCTTATTACATTGGAGAGGCTATCAAGGCAGAAAGGCTCAAACAGAACCTCACACAGGAGGAATTAGGCGAAAAGGTAGGCGTGAAACGCTCTCAAATTTGTAAGTTGGAGAGCGGTAAAAGTTCTATAACCCTTTCCACGATGAGCAAAGTTTTTAAGGCTTTGGGAATTACAACGGCCACCCTTGATTTGGGAATAGGCGGAAAGGTTGCTTTGTGGTAATCATATAAAGCAGGATCCATAACGAGGAGGACGCAAAACGCCCTCCTTTTTTGCTTTATACTCTTATAAACCATTTATAATTTAGGGCGTTTCCTGTAATCTGCCTAATTCCCCCACTCGGTTAAAACGTCCAACTTGCAATCTAATTTACCTTTCATCAATGAGCGTAAAATAGTGGGGAAAATTTTCCTTACTTTGTTATATCCATAAATTTGTCTTTTATCGATGAGGTATAAAAGAAGGGGCTCACCAAAATTGGACATACCCCCTAAAATACCTCTGCGTTATAATTTTTTATAGATATGAGAATATGATTTTAATTGTATAACTCTCCCCTAAGTATTTTGTATAATTTTATGGTTTGCTTTATTTGGGTTTTCTCCTTATCGGTTATTTCAAGTGCCAACCGGTTGACACTATCCAAACAAACAGGTAGAAGAATGACGATTTTTTATCAAAATAGAGCTTGTGAAACGCCTAAAAAAGTGATTTTTCAAGGGTTTAACTCGGTGTTACTCTATTTGAGTGCCAAACTTGTGTCAAATATAGTGTCAAACTTGTGTCAACAGGTGTCAAATAAAACTCGTGGGGCGGTGTCATTTTTTGGTGTCATCAAACCCCCTATATATAGGGGGTTTTGACACTTGACAGTGATACACCTAAAAAAATATGACACTACACAGCCCCCGGAGGCGACAAACAGAAACAAAAAAACATAATAAAAAAAAGTAAGATGAAACAGTATTTGAAATTTAGAAGCGTGTACGGAGAATCATTCTCGGAAATAGAGAGAATCACCCACACACTGGAACCGGACGGGATAACCCCCGTCTCCGTACTTGACGATCCTATTCTGTCTTTTTTATGGCTGCAAGAGCCTCTGACAAATACGATATATCCTTCAATGTAAATTCATACTGACTTAACAAATTAGACTCCCTACATTCAGCGATGAATTTAACTTCTCCCTTACCTTGTTGTAAGAAGTCTCTTATTTTTTGTCTATATTCAGATTGTACAAAATTATGTCCATACTCGTCGTTAAGAGTTTCAAATTCCAAAATTTCTCCGTCGCTTCTCTTTGCTTTGAACTGGAATGTGTCTAAATAGCCTTTTACGGGGTGGTTCCTGTTGTATTCGTACAGTTGTATGCAAAAAACCGATTCATCGATTATAAATTTAACGCCTAACTCTGAGTTTGTGGTTGCTGAATTGCTGAATTTTCCGGTGCAACTGGTAAATACATATCCCTCTTTTGTCGGTTCTCCAAAGTCGTCAACGTAATATGAGACTTTCCAAATGCCATACTCGCCTTTGTCCTTGTTTATTTTGGGGAGTTCGTTTTTGGGGGAATCGGCTTGTTTTTGTCCCTGTTTGTCCGTTTGCGGGGTTGATGTACAGCTTATAAATGAAGCAAGCACCAACAAGAAGCATAATTTTTTCATGATACGATTTTTTTAAGTTGAAATGAATGCTCAAATGTAATAAAAATTTTATTTCTTTTTAATTCAAATCCAGACAATATTATCCTATAATCGAGAGATACCGGCTTAAAGATTCTATTTCAGCCCGTATAACGACCTTTTGGAACTCTGCCGGATTGTTCTCCGTATGAGAGGCTTCCAGTGCCTTGTAATAGCTTATTTTGTCCTCGTTGCTGCCTTTGAGATTTACCAGTGTATAACCGTTGCGGAGTAAGTATAGATTCATCAGAAGCCGAGATGTACGCCCGTTCCTGTCTATAAACGGGTGTATGCGTACCAACTCATCATGAAGGTAAGCCGCAATGAGCACCGGGTGAATGCCTTGCTCCTCCATTTCGGCAAACCTTGTCATAAAAGCCTCCATTTGTGGTTGTATCAAATACGGCTGTGGGGGGACATGTGTACTTCCCGAAATCATAACAGGCACGCCCCGATAATGTCCGGCATTCTCTCTGTCTATGCCATGTAGCACAATAGCGTGTATTTCCTTGATTGTGCGCTCCGATATTTCCATACCTCCCTTTGCAAAGTCCTTTATGTAGTCTATCGCTTCAACGTGGTTAATCGCTTCAAGGTGTTCCCGCATTGACTTTCCGGCGATAGTAACCCCCTCGTTCACTACTAACTCCGTTTCTTGCAGTGTGAGCGTATTTCCCTCGATCCGGTTGCTTTCATAGGTGTATTCAATGGCAAACGCATTCTCTATCTTTTGCAGGGCATCCGGTGGTAATGGGCGCAGCCCCAACAAACGGGCTTTCAACGTGTCGCATTGAAGCAATAACTTTGTTATTTCCTCGTTCATGGCTTAATCTTTTGACTCAATTACCTTTAACTTCGCTCCACATTTAGGACACGTCAATACAGTAGTATCGCTATTGGGGCGTACTTCTTCCGGTGATACAAACAATTCCCATATATCAACTCCTAAATTAGAAGCAATTGAAGTAAGAACTTTAATTGAAGGATTGCCTGATATATGTTGGTTCAATGCACTTTGGCTAATTCCCATTCTTTCGGCTAACTCTTTTGTCGTTATACCTTTTTGCTCAATAATATCTCTTATTCTCATATCCTAAAAGTTATTTCTGTTACAAAAGTCGTTTTTTTATTAGTATATACAAGCTATATCTTGTATAAATAAAGTTAAATACAAGATAAATCTTGCTCAAACTATTGTAAATACAAGATATAACTTGTATCTTTATATCATAAAACTAAAACAAAGATATGAAAACGAAAATCAACAAATCGCAACTCTTCAAAATGGCATGGTCAATGTATAAACGCTCTATCTCGGTTCTCGGCCGTGAGTTCTGCCAGTCGTTCAGTGCTTGTTTGAGGAACGCATGGTTTAAGATGAAAGCGGAAGCCCGCAAGGCAGAAAAAGAGGCTCGCCGGTTAATGAAAAAGTCGGGACCCGCACAAAAGCCCGAATCGATTGTATTCGACTCAGCAATGGAAAGAGGTATAATAGAGTATTACAGAAACCAAAGCGGGCGTTATTGCGGAGATTGATACACCAAATACACGTGCTCTTCCAAAACAACAAGAGCGGTGGCCCGGCTATATCACTGTGGAAACAAAAGCCGGGTCACTTTAATAAAAACCAATAGATTAAACCTATTGTCCGTGATACTCCATTTCATTCATATTTCATTTCAAGTTACCAAAAGTTAAACTCTTGATTATGAGCAAAATAAGGTTGTAAATATTTGGCTAATTCATTGATAATGAGTTTCTTTACAATACTAAAAGAAACCAATATTACTAACAATTAAAAGACAAGAGCGATGAGAAAGTTTAATGCAAAATTAGGACGTGAAGTCACTTACAACCCTTATCCTTATAAGAAATTTGTAATTGAGAAAATTAATTCCGATGGAACACTTAATCTGGCAATAGGTGATTGGAAAGTGTTGAAAGTTACAGTTGATAAAGTTTGCAGATAATTAATTAAAAGAGCAATGAAAGCAACAATCGAATTAACAAAGAAGACAGCTTTAGAAGAAATTATTAATAGCAATAATATTGATACAATAAAGTCTTTGATAGAACGCAAAGAGATGTCGTTAAAAGAAGCAGAAGAAAATGCGGCATTCTACGAAAGTATCTGTAATGAAGACTTTGCAAGTAATGAAAGGCAGAGAGCCAATAGACTTATTCGAGATATAGAAAGATTAAAGTTAGCAATTTAATACATAAGAGCAATGAACACGTACCACAAGTTTGCGCCAAACGTATTTTTGGCAAAGTGCGAAGAAAAGCACGAAAGAGGTGAGGAAATTCTAGTTACAACCAAGTATGGAAAAGAGAATGAAAGTATCGTTTTTAATCTGATATTTGAGCGTGACGGATTCTATTATTACTCCATCGTAAGGGCTGACGGATTCAACGTACAAGAATGGGCAAAACGTAGAGCCGAACGTAGACGTGAATGGTCTGTATCAGCAAATAAAAAAAGTCATGAATATTTCGAAAAGTCAAATAAGGACAGAGATTTTCTTTCACTTGGAGAACCTATTAAAATAGGACATCATAGCGAAAGACGACACAGAAAAGCAATAGCGGATGCTTGGAGAAACATGGGTAAAAGCGTTGAATTTAGCGACAAAGCAACAGAACATGAAAGAGAATCCGAATACTGGGACAAGCGTGCTACAACCATCAACCTATCTATGCCGGAAAGTATTGACTTTTATGCGCACAAGCTGGAAGAAGCCAAAGAATATCATGAAGGTGTAAAGTCAGGCAAATATCCACGTGAACACTCCTACACTCTTACTTATGCCAAAAAAGCAGTAAATGAAGCTCAAAAGAATTATGATCTTGCAGTAAAATTATGGGGGTAATAAGTGACGAATAATCATTGTTAAATCTAACGGATAAAAATCGTATGCTATCATCGATATTTTACAATCGAAAACTTTCCGCTCATATCTTGACAAGGACGATTTAAGGAATGAGTTAGAAGATATGATTAAACGATTCATTAAACGGACAGAAAAGAAAATCAACGAAAATCTATAAATCATCAGTTATGACACAAAAAGAAGCATTAAAACAATTAGAAAAGTACTGTCATGCTAATCGAATGCATCTAACCGCTTCGTCATTCTCTTATGGGTATTATGCGTTCGTAATACACGACGAATCATTTACCGGGGATAGAGTAATAGAAGGGGGCATTCCATGTCACAGGATAAGCGGGTATCTGAAACCCACAGAATTGTTGATATGGATTGATGGGTATCATGCAGGATTGCAAAATTCAAAATTAAATAAAGGGAATATAGAATGAAATGCAAATTCAGAATAATCGAAACCTACTCGAAGGTAGTGGAGGTAGAAGCAGAAAACATGGATTCCGCTCATGAGAAAGTAGAAGAAATGATAAACACAGAAGAAATCGCCCTTACTGACGATGATTTTGAAGACATCGAAATTTACCCTTATGGAAACCAAAACAAGTAAAGCTATATCCCTACTCCACTCCGGCTATTTGAAAGAAGCATTAGCTATATTCTCTACTTTTCGAGTTGGTTTCTCCAAAGAAGAACGTAGAACATTGAAGATAGCACATGAATGCCTATCCGGTAATTCTGTTTTCTATCGACAACTCGGAATCGACACAGACAAGGAGATAGAGAAAAGTAAATCATTATTATTTGAAAAGTATGGGCAGAAGTGGTTATCGTAAGTCAAAGACGGCATCGGAAATGTTCCGTGATTGCATTCGTCCATACAATAATCTGTATGAGCTTTATATGTCTGGTAAAGATGCATATATATACATTCGATGCAAGGATAAGTATGGACGTGAAATAGTGTTTGCAACTGGTTTGTTTGCACAGATACTTGACCGAAAGTCGCTGAGAGACAAAAAGTTAAACAAAGTTTAAGTAAGCAATATTTTAAACACAAACTACTGATATTCAATATATTATTTGTATCTTTATATATCCAAAATAACCACTTAAACAATAAGAGCAATGAATAGAATACAACAAATGACAGCTGAATTGAGTCAGATACTACACTCTGACACCTACCAGTTCGAAATCGATACCGAAGATTATGTTTTCGGATTCAAGAAAACCATAAGAAAGCGTACTAAAAATTTAGCAAAAGCTATTCAATTACAAGTTAAGCTAGCTAATGACTGCGGGCGTTTCCTATCCGATACGGTTAGAATAGTAGCCGTGAGAATATATAGGAACGGTGAGTTAAGAAAAGAACTCCGTGCAGAAGAAATAACATCAACGTATAACGGATAAAATACATAGCAATGGAAATATCAAAGAAATTAACAAGCAAGGAGAGTTTTGCTATTCTACACGAAATAGAAAGTCGCAAATATCCCGGCGGTATAAAATTCTCAGATTGGCAAGAGCAAAAGGAAAAAGCGAAGTTGGACGCAATCAAAAATCTCGTACCCGAAGTTGGACTTGGCTGTACGGTCTGCTATTACTCGGATAAACGAGCGGCAACAGTTACTAAAATTATTTCTCCATGCAAGATTGAGGTTACTTTCAATCAAACCAAATGTATAGACTATTATGCCAGCGAATATGAAGTCCTACCAGAATTGGAAGGAGCACCCAAAGTGTTCACCAAAAGAAGGAATGGATATTGGGTAGCAGAAGGGCATCATTACAAAGATGGAGTTCTGCTTATGTTGCATTATCAAAATCACTATATAGATCCGACATTTTAAAATTAAGAGCAATGAGAACAGCAACATTGAAAGAGCCATATAAAGGCTATAGAAACATAATTCTAATCGAATATTGGCCGAACATGCATAAATGGGAAGTCGAGATTTGTGGAAGTGGTAAACATGTTTTTGTATATGAAGACGAATTTGAGGAGGATTAAGCCATGACATACGAAGATTTGAAAGAAGAAGATGTTAATAAGATGCGGAATCTTAATCGCAAGAATCACTACTGTCTATCTTGTACAGAATTGGAATCACTTGCCAAGAAACATCAAAACCATCGCAAAATTGGTGATGAATATACCTGTTTACTTATAGAATATCGATTAACTGATATAAATTTCCACACCGAAGCGTCATTGTTACACGCTGGAGAATATGAAAAAGTCATAGAAATAATAAAAACGTGGTAGTTTAGACAATTTTAGCACTAAAAGTGCATGAATTTTATATACTTTTTTATATATTTACATCGTAAAAAGAACAAAAAATGAAGATTTTTACATCGTATTTCGGTAATAGTCGAAAACTGAAAGAGGCGGGAGTTAATATGATTTGCGTAGCAATCGGAAAACCCAGATTTATAGCTGGTATTCCGCAAATGTTGAATGTTTGTCCCACCCGCTATATGGTAAGTGGACCTTGTTCTCGAGAAGAGTATCTTAAGCTTTACGACAGAATATTGGCAAGCCAAGATGCGAACCAAGTCGTGAAACAAATTGAAATGTTAAGCGGAGGAAAAGACGTTGCTCTTTGTTGCTACGAAAAACCGGGTGATTTCTGCCATCGCCATATTTTGGCAAAATGGATCACAGAAAATACTGGTATTGAAATCACAGAATTTGGAGTTGTTGAGAAGAAAGAGCCCAATTATGAACAAGCGAGTTTGTTTTGAAAATAATGCCAACCATCAATAGCGTTTGATGGGATGCTGTCAGATTTGCCAAGCAAGCGGTGGTTTGACAGCATTGGTTTGGTTGAATGGCGAAGTGATTAACGCAACGGTCTGCAAAACCGTTATTCGTGGGTTTGAATCCCACTTCAACCTCAGAGATAAGAAATAACGACCAAAGTACAAAGAAGGGCAGTGAAAATTCTGATAAACGGTTTGCAGGCTGCCCATATTGCGGAAATAGCTCATCGGCAGAGCGTTGGCATTCCAGCCAAAGAGTGGGGTTCGATTCCCTGTTTCCGCTCAACCCTTATAGTAGCGATAAGCAAAAGCAAGAACATTAAAGCTTGTGCAGTTTACGGGGTGATAGTAATTGCTATCTGACACGACTGAAAGAAGCCGAAGAATTGCATAAGTGTTCTTGCAAGTAGCTTGAAAAATGATGGATTTGTGTTTAGTCCTGTCGGGAATACGCTTGGCAGACTTAGCACAAAATGTATATGAAGTTATATACAACTTAAATATATGGACGAAAAAACGATAACAAATCCTTTAAATCAAGGACAAGAGAACTCTAATGATCCTATCAAAATTACAGTGTTAGGGTGTGGTAATGTAGGTGTAGCCATAGCAGCAGATTTATCTATTGGCGGACACGACGTTTCTTTGATTAAAACCTCCCACTCGAAAGAATCAGTTTTTTACAAAATCCGTCAGAACAATAACCGTGTATTGCTGAAAGAGAACTGTAGTTATAGAACTGCTGTAATCAATGAAGTATCTCATGACATTAGCAAAGTAACAAAAGCTGATGTCGTCATTGTGACAATTCAAAGTACCTATCACGAAAATCTTATCGAGAGAATAAGCAAGTTTCTCAACGGGAGCCAGATTGTAATTTGCATTTGCAGTTATATGTCATCTTTCTACTTCAAAAAGCACTGTTCTTCAATGCCAGTCATAGTGGAAACTGCTGGCCCATATCTTGAAGGACGAATAGAAGAAGATGATGTCCCCGGAGAAGTCGTATTCCGGGTTGGGTGCAGGCTTACAAGAAGCCCATTGTCTATCTTCCAAAAAGAAATAGCAGGGGAGTGTATGGATAGAATCCGTCAACTATATAAAGGTTTCAGCAACGAATACTCAGTATTGGAATCCGCATTACTCAACCCTAATATGGTTTTGCATACCGTTGGATCCATAATGAGCATTCCAAGAATAGAATACAGCAAGGGAAACTTCTGTATGTATAGGGAAGCATACGCCCGTGGTAATGATGCGACCTTTAAGGTTATGCTGGATTTGGATAAAGAGAAACGCAAGGTTTTAGAACGATTAGGTTGTAATCCTATCGATATTTTTGTCGCAGGAGGTTTTCTCGGTGACCCTATAAAGAGTTTTTACGAATACTCTGAATCCAAAGATAGGGCGATAAGTCCTACTTCAGTGCGTTCAAGATACATCACGGAAGATGTTTCACAAGGTCTTATCCTGTTGGAAAGCATTGCCAAAAGAATAGGCGTAGACGTTCCCATTACAACATCTCTCATCAATATTTCAAGTGTAGCTTTAGGAGAAGATTTTAGAGAAAACGGAAGAACTATCCAGAGATTAGGTTGCGAAAAGTATATAGAAGAACTTTGCGAAACAAGATATGGATATTAGCACAGACATAAAAACACGTACATTTGGTGTCGAGATTGAGATGTGTAATCTTGACCGTAGTAAAGTGTCATTGCCAACAGGATATTCATGGAGTAAGGATGAGGATATTGTTAACACAGACGGGACGTGTAATAAGAGATTTGGTGGCGAAATTAATACTCCACCGCTAAGACTTTGCTTGAAAGATTTGCACGAATTGAAAAGTGTATATGAATCTATGGTAAATGCAGGAGGTGTAATCAAATGGAGCGTCTATACACATGTCCATATCTATGCTGGGGATTTGTCGGTGGAGCAATTAAAAAATATCTTTCTTTTCTTTTATGTATGCTATCCGTTCATCAAAAAGTATGCGAATATCTCAGAATGGGACGAAATGGTTTTCAATCTCATGCCGATTCCTACTGAAAAATATTATAATGGTGTTTTGCAATCCAAAACATTTGACGACATAAGAGAATTATTTACTAACAATTCAAAGAAAGGTTTTATCCGTCACGCAATTAACATATCATCATATTTTAAGACTAAGACTATAGAGTTTCGCACCTATCATGCTACAACAGATTTTTATATGGCGATGAATTGCGTTTACTCTACGTATAGAATGTTTTATTATGCCATAAATCATACGTTGAATGACTTTCAATTACTACATACCTATGAGGAGTTCAAAAAAGTTACCGGACTGAAATACGAAACACCTAAGGAGCTTATTCCGCTACTCTATCAAGGCAACCCATACAATGCTATAGAAACGTTTCAAACAAGACCGATAGCATTCAATTCCAAACAGGCTTCGGCTCTATATGAGGCAATGAAAGAACATGGGCACAAAGAGGTATGCATAGTAAACAGCTTTTTATATAACTATGAGTTGTTTTTCATGGATAAAATGGATGTGTCTATTTTTAGTCAAGACCCATATTGCCATTTGCTGTATTTGCTATCCAATGGAAAAATGTCGCTGACGTATAACAACAGTCTGGAATGGCTGGAGCAGTTCAACAACAAGACACCATCAAGGCAGCTTGCGTTGGCTCTGTATGCAAAGGGCTTGCAGAAGTTCTGTATGAGCCAGTCTGCAAGGAACGATGCTATTCTCGATGCGATAAAGTATAAGGCAAAAGAGTCCATTGAATACACGGAGAAGTCAAGTGAGAGGCTTATGTCGCTGCTTACTACCTGTGAATACCATCGAGGCTCTCTTCAAGAAGCAATTGATGGAAAGAAAGTCATCTATTTTAACTATGGTAAGGATAAGTTCTTAAAGAGGGCGTTCAAGCTGATACGGGAAAACAGTGATATGGAATCGGACATTCCCGTTATAAGGAATGACTATTACGAATTGGTGGAAAGGTTGCCAAAAGACACTTGGTTTTACTTCATCAGCAATAGTCCATACCTTAGTAATATGCACAAAGTTGCTATCTTCAATTCTTCAGGAGGCGAAAGGTGGTCGGCTGGTCGTTATCTTTATTGCAACAAACCTTGCATAAACAGTCAGTCAAACACTTCATACTCATCCAGTATTGATACCGTTGATGAGATAGTTCCGCCTGATGATTTGGGTATAGATAACCCGGATGCTCTAAGGATATTGAAGGTAAAACCGGGTTACTTGAAAGGATTGCAGAAGAAGTATGTCAAGAAAGTGGATTCTGTAAGTTCATCCACATATCCTTTTGTAGTCATGTACGGCAAGTACACGCTGGGTGGTTTTGGATTCACGTTACCACAACACAATGGGTATGATCTGTTTCAACTTACTGATTTTTGCACGAATAATGCAATTCCTAAACTTAGTAAGTTTATTTTGTACTGCATACAAACAAAAGAAGTACAAAGAATATTGAGCCGCTCTATGCACAAGTTAGTGGAGAAGGTTATCAGCTGTGCTTATACCCACAAACCGGTAAGTATGAAATATCGGGGTGTTTATACAAAAGTGAAAGAGCATTGCACATCATCATATCTTGCTTATAGCGGGCAACTTGGTGTGTATTCAAGCTATAAGGAAGTAATAGAAAAATACCATAAGCTATTAGAAAATGGGCAACGAAAATAGATGGAAATACGATCAGGTGGCCATCAGCCTTATAGATGAGGCGGAAATGAACGCCAACGAAATGACTGGAGAGGATTTTGCCGCCCTATGCGATAATATTGGCAAATCCGGATTGAGTAGCGTCCCGTGTTGTTACAAAAAACAAGACGGAAGATTTGTGATGATAAGCGGGCATCACAGATTGAGGGCTTGTAAGAAACTGCGTTACTCCAAGATAGGCATTCTTTATTGCGATGAAGATGAGCTTACGAAAGATGAGATTATAGCAATCCAGCTTTCCCATAACTCCTTACATGGAGAAGATAACAGGAATATCTTGAAGAAATTATTTGAACAAATTCAGACCATCGAGTTCAAGAAGTTCGCCCACATCAACATTGACGAAATTACACCGGTTGATACGAACGGTATAGATATATCCGTGATGAAGGAGACTTTCACTTTCTCCATTATCCTTTACCCAAACTCGTTTGATGCACTAGACAGTCTGTTTGGGGACATAAGGGAGCAGGCGAAGAAAAGCGACATCGTATTGATTGCAGACCATGAACCTAATGAGGAGATGCTGCTTAAGTTGCAGAAAGAAATAGGAGACCAATTCAACATCAAGTCTCCTGCAATATGCTTTTCTAAGCTGCTTGATCTAGCAAAGGAACGTTTAACCGAAATACAGAAAGACAATGATTTGGGTAATAGCGAATCGTAAAGAGGAAGACGGCAGCTTTCCCACGTATAAGTATTATAAGAAAGCCTTTGCCGATGGTAAAATAGACATATTTTGTGCGGATAAGGATGATGATTTCTCTTTTCTCACGAAAGAGGATATTGCTTTTATTCGGGCAAGAGACGAGAACATCAATCAACATGTTAGAAAAGCTCAGGAAAGAATCGGATTTGCGTCCACGCTTGAATCTTCGCAGACTAACTATCTTACTCATGATAAGGAAGCTGTTAAATCCGAATTGTACAAATGTGGCATTCCGTTTCCTCTGACAGTTGGTCCCAATGATGTGGAAAGAGGTTTCGCATATTTCGTTAAACCAAAGTTTGGCGAGAATAGCGTCGGAATAGATTCAAACAGTATATGCTTTACTAAGTCGCAGGTCATAAATAAATGTCTATTTCTTCACAAACAAGGCATAGAACCGATGATAGAACGTTACATTGACGGGAGTGATATAACCACTTCTGTAATATACTCAAAGAAAGATAGCTCTTTAAAGACATACTCTGCTTTTACGAATGCCAATAACACGGATGGCATACAAACGGATGAAACAAAGCGAAATTACAGCTTCAGTGCATCTGCCTGCAAAGATGAATTACTTGACAGAATTGCGAAGAAAGTGTTTGAAGCGGTAGGTGCTAAACATTACCTTAGGATAGATTTCAGAATGTCCAACCAAGTACCATATGTGATAGATATTAATATGATTCCCGGACTTTCTCCCAATGGATATATGGCTAAGTGCATGAAAGAGCATGGCATAGAGTACAATGATTTTATACGAATGGTCGTAAACAGTGCGTTCTAACTAATAATTAAAAACAAATAGAAATAAGCAAATTCAACATTTAAAAACTGTGATATGGCACGATACAAGAAAATCCCGTATGAAAAGGTCGCTGAGGTTTATACTAAGAAAGCTGGTAATATATCATCTACGTGTACTTCTCTCGGCATAGACCGAAATACATTTACCGCATGGCGTAAAAAGTACCCTAAATTGAATCAACTACTGTCAGATGTTGATGAGAGTTTAATCGATTTTTCTGAAAGCAAATTGCTTGAACAGATTAACGCAGGCAACCTTACAGCCATCATATTCCATCTCAAGACAAAAGGCAAAAAACGTGGCTATGTGGAAAGCGTTGAGCAAAACGTGAATGTCAATCCATTTGAGAAACTGATGCAAGAATTGCCTGATGATGAGGAATGAGCCATGTACGCAAGGACATACGCTACTTAAAGTCATGGATAGAAGACTGGAATAGGTTTTGCCGTGATGTTTTGAAGGTTCGTTTAGACAGCGAGCAGCAATCTATCATATCCTCTGTCCAGCACAATCCTATGACAGCTGTTGCATCAGGTACAGCTCGTGGTAAGGACTTCGTTGCAGCATGTGCTGCTATGTGTTTTATGTACCTCACTCCACGTTGGAAAGATGGCAAATTATCCAAGAATACAAAAATTGCCATGACTGCACCAACAGCAAGGCAGGTATATAACATCATGATGCCTGAAATCTCACGACTATTTAGAAATGCAGAATTTTTACCCGGTCGACTTCTATCTGCCGGAATAAGGACTAATTATGAAGAATGGTTCCTGACGGGGTTTAAGGCTGGTGATGACAATACTGAAGCATGGTCTGGGTTCCACGCTGTGAATACAATGTTCGTCGTTACTGAAGCATCGGGTATTTCAGAAGCAACATATAATGCTATTGAAGGTAACTTACAGGGAAATTCCCGTTTACTCATCGTGTTTAATCCTAACATAACTACGGGTTATGCCGCACGAGCCATGAAATCTAATCGATTTGCGAAATTCCGGTTAAACTCACTCAATGCAGAGAATGTAGTCAAAAGGAAATTAGTCATTCCCGGTCAAGTAGATTATAAATGGGTAAAAGATAAAGTGATAAATTGGTGTTCTCCCATTCAGAAGGCAGATTTTAATGAAGGAGAAGGTGATTTTAAGTGGGAAGATGGTCTATACCGACCTAATGACCTTTTTCGTGTCAAGGTACTTGGTATGTTTCCAAAAGTCTCCGAAGATGTACTTATTCCGTATGAATGGATAGAGATTGCAAATGATAATTGGAATCGTTTACAAGAAGAAGGTTTTACACCGTCTAAATCATGTAAGATTGGTTCTGATGTTGCTGGTATGGGTCGAGATGAAAGTGTACTTTGCCCTCGATACGGAAACTATGTCCCTAAATTTGAAGTTCACCAATCTGCTGGAAAAGCGGACCACATGCATGTCGCAGGAATGCACATCATATATCTTTCTGACAAAAAATCCAAAGCGTACATCGATACAATAGGTGAAGGAGCTGGAGTATATTCCCGATTGGAAGAACTCGGATATAGGAATGTTTATTCTTGTAAGTATTCCGAGAGTGCAAAAGGCTTGCATGACCTTACCGGACAATATGAATTTGCCAATATGCGAGCTTACTGCTATTGGTCTTTACGTGATTGGCTTAACCCTAAGAACGGTTTTGGGGCGGCTATTCCCCCTTGTGACAAACTCATGGAGGAAGCAACCGAAACACACTGGAAGTTCCAAAGCGATGGACGGATTATAATTGAACCGAAAGAAGAAATCAAGAAACGTATCAAACGTTCGCCAGACTATATGGATGCACTTGCTAATACATTTTATCCATTTGACTATGATTTTATTAGTGACGAAGAATTACTAAAAGACTTTTTATGATCGCTATAAACCTCTATCTTTGCATCGAAGACTGTCTTATTATTTATTAATAATTGCAGTTTTCATTGCTCTTATGTACGCCGGCTTGTGAAAGTCGGCGTTTTTGATATTACAATATCCAAGTTACCAAAAGTTAAACTATTGATTATGAGCAAAATAAGGTTGTAAATATTTTGTTAACTCACTGATAATGAGTATCTTTACAATACTAAAACAAATCAATATTACTAACAATTAAAAGACAAAGAGCAATGAGTACTGTAGACAAATCAAAAATTAAAGCATTTTTCTCTGACATCGAAAAAATGCTTACGGTAAATGGCGATTACATTTTAGTAGATGATAATATGGAACTTCAAAGCTGGTGTATTTACACCGTAAAGAATGGTAAGCTCTATGATAACATATCTTTCGATATGGAGCCAAGAGCCTATAATAAAGATGATTTTAATGATCTTAAAGATTATTCAGAGGGTATGCAATTCGCTTTACTTACTAAACAATTTGAATCTTATTATCCTGATTAACAAGTAAAATAAGAGTAATGAAACATTCAGAAGAACAAATAAAAGAAATAATGTTAGCCTTATACGAACAACTTGGCAGACATAGATTTGTAGTTATGACAGGATCAAAATTTACCGGTTACATGGAGAATGAATCTGGTGACCTGCAGCAGGTTATTAAATTGAGCAAAAATAAATCTGGCGCAGATAAATTAATTATTACTTATGAAGAAGGTAAGGATACTTATTCTATGAGATTCATCAAATCCCCGAAATTAAACAAAAAGACTTTTTCTTTTTCCGAGGCCAAAGAGGTCTTCTTTTCGAGTGATATTTATGCTGAACAGTTGCAAGAAGTGTTTACACAAGTGACAGGCTTATATACTCATCTTTAAACATAAAATCGATGAAAGCAAACAATCCTAACTACAAATTCGAAATAGCATAACTATTTATATATAAGAACAATGAAAAAGAAAGCAGTAGAATACAGCATAACAGCAAAAAAACAAGATTTTGAGGTTGTCAAAGTTTATTCTTCTATAGACTCTGCTAATTTCGCAAGAAAGTTCTATCATGAAGATATTCTTATTTACGAAAGTGCATTCATTATATTGATGAACAAAGCCTGCAATATAACCGGGTATGCTAAAATCTCTCAAGGAGGAATATGCAGCGCATTAGCTGACAAAAGATTGATTGCCAAATATGCTATTGATACCCTCTCTACTAATGTCATATTCGTTCATAATCACCCAAGCGGTAACAAAAACCCTAGTAATGAGGATATAAAAATGACTCACTCCCTTAAAAATCTATTAGATATATTTGATATAAAATTATTAGACAGTATTATTCTAACTGAAAATGATTATCTTTCAATGAACGATGAATGCCTTATATAGTATCTCAGCTGCAACCTCACACGCAATTTTCAGATTCACTGATGAAACAATCTTTGCCATTCTCAATAGAATAACTGGATAATAACGCAAATTCACTTCCACTTGCCGTTGGTTACTTGATGATAAATCTCTCATTCCCAGCCATCTTGTTTTTGTCTTGCTTTGTCTTATTCTTTATTAACCTCTTTTCTTAAAAAAAAATAAAACTCGATCAATATTTTATTGAAAAGTGTATGAATTTCATATACTTTACTGTATATTTGCAAAAAGCGTATGAAGATGTACGCCACCCGACTTGTCGTAAACACCTGTTTGTCCGTTTAGGCGGAGGCACATCTGAAAGAAGATGCGAATAGTCTGCTGGCTACATTGCTACGCAGACTATTTTTTTTGTTTAAACCTAAATGAAATGAACAGACAACAGCAAGTTTTCGTAAGGTTGAAACTTAAAGCGAAGGCGTTAGGGTTCAACGCAAAGGAATTGAAGGGTATCGCCGCCAAGATTGCCGATAACCTGAAATCCGCAGAAGATGCCTCAGAAGAGGATGTAAACGCAGAAATCGACGAGCAGATAGAAGCGGTTCTCCCTTACCTCACTTTCGGCCAGTCGCAAGCCAACCGTTTGCTTGACGAATGGAAGAAAAAACACCCCGAATCAGAAGAAGATGATGATGACGACGTTGACGATGACACGTCAAAAGGCGGCTCTCGTCCAGCTGGTTCAAACAAGAAAAATCCCAACAACAAAGGAAATGAACAAGACGAAGAACCCGCATGGTTTAAGTCTTTCAGAGAGCAACAGGAAGCCCGTTTTGCAGCATTGGAAGGTGAAAAAGTTTCTAACTTGCGTAAAGCCAAACTTGAAGCCCTGCTGAAAGACACTGGAACATTCGGTTCACGTACCTTGAAAAGCTTCTCTAAGATGAACTTTGAAAGTGACGACGATTTCGAGGAGTTCTATTCAGATGTTGAGGAAGACCTGAAGAATTACAATCAAGAGCGTGCAGATGCAGGTTTGGCAACATTGGCAACCCCTCCTGCTGCCGGAAGTAAAGGTTCGGGTAAACAAGACGAAGTATTAACCGACAAAGAAGTTGAAGATTTAGTCAACACTTTCTAAGTCAAAAAAGAAATTGTAACAATGGGTGCAACAGCAAATTTATCAAGCGAAATGGAAGTTCTCAATGCCGGAATGGATTCTGTCGTAATCCGGCATTATGTAGCTGGCATTATCGGAGGTCGTACTCTTGACGTATCAAATTATAACCTTCCGGTTATTAAAGCCGGGCACGTTGTTATTCGTGATCCGTCAACAGACACGTACAAACCTATGCCCGTAAAATCATCTGGCGATGGATACGACTCACTTCCCGGTTCTCATGAATATGTAGGAGTAGTTGTATGTACAAAACCAACTAGTGAACCATTGGTTGGTATTATGTATAGTGGCGAAGTCAATGATTTGGCGAGTCCATACCCCATAGACGACATAAAAGCGGCTATGAAAACGGCATTGCCAACTCTTGTATTCTTACACGATTAATGTAGAAAGGAGGTAAAAAAATGAAAGAATCACTATTTATTGAATACATCAGAAAGATTTTCCCGAAACTTCAAACCATCATCGAGAGAATCAATGGTAAGCGAGGCAATCAGCTTACATATCTTCACAAGACAATGCTTCGCAAAGAATATTCCGCAGACCAAAAGTGGGAAAGTGCATCAGTTAACACAACTTATGTTGCGGCCGACATGGTAGCAATGGACTCACCTCTCCCTCCCAAGATGAGAGACTCCATTGCACACGCAAATGGTACATTGCCAAAGGTCGGAATGAAAAAAATTCTTCGTGAGACTCAGATCAACACAATCAACATCATGAAAGCTCAAGGAGCTGCGTTCACTAATATAGCTAACAAGCTAACCAACGATGCGGTAGCTTGCTCTGTTGGTATCGATGAAAAGAACGAAGCAAACTTTTTAACTGCTTTATCTGATGGAGTTGTAATCGTTGAAGATGAAAACAATACAGGAACTGGATTGCGCATAAATTTCAACTATTTACCGCAAAATAGCTTTGGTGTAGAAACAGCAGGAACTATTTCCTCTGATGACATAAAGCGTGTTATTGCAAAAGCTGACGCAGATGGAAACTCAATTACAACGATAGCAATCTCGTTATCGACTTACAATAAAATGAGACAAGAACAATGGGCAAAAGAATTGGTTGCCAACTATCGAGGTCAGACATTCGACAGCAACACTAAGTTACCTGTTCCTACTGCTACATTGTTTGACGAAGCATTTGCCGATGACAACAACGGAATTACATTCTTAAAGATTGACCGTACAGTCATTTCTGAGAAAAATGGTAAACGCATTCCGTACAAACCGTGGAATGCGAACAAACTAATATTCCTTACTACACAAGAAGTTGGCGCATTGGTTTGGGGCACACTTGCAGAAGTTACTAATCCCGTAGCAGGAGTAATTTATTCCACGGTAGATGAATACAAACTTATCAGCAAGTATTCTAAAAATGATCCTTTGCAGGAATTTACAAGTGGTCAAGCATTAGTTCTCCCTGTTATTGAAAACGTAGACCAAATCTACTCTCTTGACATCTCAGAGGCTCAAACGATTGACACTACCGAAGAGGGAAAAGATTCTACCGATAAGAACATCACCATTTGGGGACAAGCTTACATAAAAGCAAACTTCGTCGCAGAGTTCAATAAAATAACCGGTAAAAACTTATCGACGACTATTTCAGACGATAAGTTAATTGCTGCTGTAAACAAATTGAATGATGCCGATGAAGCTAAGCTCAAAAAAGCTGTTGAATCATATAAAACAACAAATGGAGATAGTTAAGCCATGAAGACAATTCAGCAAGCTCTTATAGACGAAATACATTACCCTATTCCAGAAGGTTTTGTAGAGAATGTGATGATAAAACGCAAACTCAATCCAGTTGGTGATTGCGATTCAGATACAATGAACTCAAAGGAGTATATGGGAGCTTTGGCTGACTGTCTTTGGTCTTTAGTTCAGGCTATCAATTTTTCTGAAGCAGACAAGTCTTTTGGTTCTTTATCAGATAAAGACAAAGAACGTATTCTGTTACGTGTTAACTCAATCTATAATGCCATTGGTGAACCTTCGGTAGAGTTGGAGGCAAAGCCAATGGTATATATAGGTGACTGCCTTTTGTAATATGTCAGTAATAAGACTATATCCACACAGATTGCAGTACCTCGTATCAAAAGATGGTTACGAGGATAGCAACGGTGATTATCATGAAGGAGAAACTAACTGGGAAGGCTGTATTGAATGCGACGCAGTTCCTGCTGGTAAAGCCTCTGAAAAAGAGTTTGACGATGGTATTGTAAGAAGCTATTCATATACAGTTTATCTACGTGCAAATTGTCGAACATTCATGATCGGTGACAGGATTAAGATACATCTGCTTGAAGGAATTGAAAGGGAGTTTAGTGTGAAAGGTTTCCATCGCTACCAGAAACAATGTAAACTATGGGTATAAGAATGACCACCAAGCTAAGCGAAGTGCATGACATGCTCATGAGAGAAGCAGAGCGTGTCGAGCGTCTTACTATTCGTGCTTTATCCAAACTTGGCGAACAATGCGTTACAAAAATTCGTGATAGAGCAGGTGATAAAAGTTGGTACGACCAAACAGGCAACTTGCGTAGTTCGGTTGGATATGTGATTGCTCATAATAAGAACATCATTCAATACTCAACTTTCAACCAAGTGAAGCAAGGTTCAGAAGGTGTAAAAACAGGTAAAGACTTAGCGAAAGAACTTGCTAAAAGATATTCTAATAACTATGTACTTATCGTAGTCGCCGGAATGAACTATGCTGAATTTGTAGAAGCGATGGATAATAAAGACGTACTTGCATCAACCGAACTTTGGGCAAGAGAACAAGTTCCATTGATGCTTGAAAAACTTAAAAGACAGATTGCGAAATAATGAAATCAGATATTGAAATAGCTAAGTTCGTTTATCACAAAATTAAAGGTACAGAACTCGAACGTAATGTCTCCGGTAAATTGAGTGACAGAGGAAGGCCCAACAAATCTGATAAAGAAGATATAGTCATATCTGTTCTTGCAAATGAAGGTTGCGGACAAATACAACGAGCCTATGTGAATGTCAATATATATGTCAAAGACTTATGGGACTCTGAAACTAAAACATGGGAAAAAGATTCAATCCGAATTTGTGAATTATGCGAACTATCGAAGTTTTTATTCGCTATACGAAAAGACGAATATCATACGGTTCCATCACAATGCAGTCAAAAAACTGATTCAACAGGAGTTTCATTTGAAGACGGACATACAGAGCATTTCATTAATAACAAACTGTACATAGAGATAAATAACGAATAAATTTTTAATATAAATTAGGTATATCATGGCAGTAATAGGATGGGGTAAGCCCCGTGTATTTATAAAAGATTTGGATGCTCCTGCTCCTAAATGGGAGGAATTACCTACCCCTGTGGAAGATTCTACACAGTTGACAACAACAAAAGGAGATAAA